GAAAGATCGCGCATTTGCGTTGATATAGCCTGACTTGAGTGTCGAACTGTTCTCATGGTGCACAGTAGCAGGAATGTGGTTAATCGGTACTTCCTTTTGACGAACTCTACGCTCCAAGTCATTGTCATCAAAGTAAAGCGGATAAAAGCGTTCATCATACAAGCCAACCTTTTCGACCATGCCTTCACCAAATACTACAGCCGACCACGGTGGTGTGATGTCTAAGAAGTTCAACGCTTGAGTATCAACGTTCTCAGCAATCTTCTGCAACGAACCAGGCTCAAACCAAGCATCATCATTAATCAACACCCAATACGGTGCATACGGTGTCGATTTGACAATCAGATTCCAAGCCCCAACAAGCCCCAGCCCGTAAGGCACTTGAATATGCCACATACGTTGCACAGAAGCAGGTTTACGAGGCTTCCACACCTGTTTACCAGAATTATCAATAATGACCAGATGCTCTACCGGATAGTCGATAGAGCGCAACATACGCTCCGCTAAATCAAACCTGCTAAGGGTGGCGAACCCGAGTACAGGAATCACTTGTCTTTAGCCAACAGACGGTCAATGACGGGACTCCAATACTTCGCCCAGACCTTTTCCACATCGAACTCTTTAGCGAACTCTACAGCCTTCACAGAGCGTTCACGAGGCGCATTGTAAGCCTGTTCCAAAGCCTCAACAATAGAAGGCACAAGCGGAATCTGCCAAACACTATCCTGCCCTGAATCAAACATAGGCTGACCATCAACCAACCAGGAATCCTCAGCAACAAGATCAGGAGTAGCCGCCCAATTCGACCCAATCACACGAGTACCACACGCCTGAGCCTCAATCGTAGGAATACCAAAACCCTCACCATACGAAGTAGCCAACAACACATCCATACCCGTATACAAAGCAGCCAAATCCTGCTTCTCCATACCAAACTTGTAATCAACAAACGGCGGGAATAAAACAGCATCCTTTGGAATACCAAACGCTTGCAAAACCTTAATCAGATTCCAACCAACACCCGAACCAGTCGCATCCGTGTGCAAATACAAAACCGAATCAGGGTGACGTTGATGAAAAATACTAAACGCCAACAAGTTCTCACTAAACGCTTTACGGTGAATCAACCCAGACGATTTATTAGCAGCGTTCATACCCACAACAAACTTGTCACGAGTACCCATATAGTCACGAACATTCTGCCCCTGAATCATCTCAGACGGTTTAAAAATATTCGTATCAATAGCATGAGGCACATACTCACACTCAATGCCCTTCTTCTCCATCATACGAACACCATTCGGAGCCATAGCAATCGGAGTGACATTATCTTTACGCAACCAAGCCTCAACCTTCGGAGGCATCGTAATGTGATCAAGCGGAACCCAAGAACCAACATTAATGTTGTCCCAAGCCTTACCCTGCAAAACCCACACATCATACAAAGTAATCATTGCACTCGGCTTACCCTTATGCTGACCCTTCCAATGAGCGTGACTCAACGGAGCAACATCATTCGAATAAACATCTAAACCACGCGGATAATGAGGCACATCACCATACGGAGACTTATACACATCAATAGCCCCATCCAACCCATAGTTAGACAAAGCAGCAACATCAGCGCCTTCACGCTTCAACAAGTCAACAAGGTATCCAGCCTGTTGCCCATAACCAGTAGCCCGACCAGGTGAGTTCGACCAAACCGACACGACACCATTAATTTTTTTCAATTCGTTCTTGACCTTTCGTAGTAGGTGCTACTAGACTAGCAAATGTCAAAAGATGTGGTAGTCATTTGATTCCTAGAAAAAGAAACCCCCCGATCCTACGCAATCGGGGGGTTTCGCTTTTTACTTCAGAGGTTAGCTTGCAGCGCCCTTGAAGTAGCCAATGTGCGATGCGTGAGTTAGTCCACCGTCAAGACGGATAAGACCACGGTAAGTCACAACATCGGTGTTGAAAGCGTAGTCAGCTGACTGGTCTACGCGGATACCGCCAGCAACACGAACCTTGAATGAAGGTAGGTGTCCGAACAGTACCGACTTAGCGCCAGTAGCAACAGCAGCTACGTTTGGGTTCTCGTAAACGTTGTAGCCAAGTAGCGAACCAGGCTGACCTGCAACAGCAGAGTCTGACCAGATGTAAGCACCTGAACCATCCTTGAGCTTACGAGCAGTAGCGATACCAGTCTTTGACATCTGGAAGCCAAGACCTGGTAGAACGCGAGCACCGTCAGCGATACCGTATACAAGGTCGATTAGGTTCTCGTAGGTGAAAGCACCAGCAACGCCAGTTCCACCAGTAACAACCGAACCTGCTGCAGCAGCGAGCTTGGTGGTTAGTACAGAGTTAGCCTGTAGACCTAGTGAAGTACCTAGCTCCTGAGCAATGTATCCGGTGATGTCGAATCCTGCATCTGAAACAAGCTCAGAAGCAACTGATACGAGAGCACCGTACTTCTCAGCACCAAGGGTGATGCTTGAGAAGGTTGGGTTTGACTCGGTGATTGCAGAACCAGCAGCAACAGAACCTGCAGATGAGGTAGCAGTTACGGTTGGGATAACAAGGTTCTCACCTGATGCGGTGTTGAATACCTCAGAAACGGTTAGCATTGGGCCAACCAACTGAGCGATTTCAAATACGCGGTTGTAGAACGACTGACCTACGGTGTTAGCCGAAGGTACAAGAGCTGCACGGGTCTCACGAGCGAACTCGTGTCCACGAACTTCACCCATAGCGATTGCACGAAGCAAGTCAGCATCGGTGCGCTCGGTTGCTACTGATGCAGGTGCGAATGAACCTGCAGCTTCGGTAGCTGCCATTGCACGAGCTTCTACACGCTCTGCAGTTGCGATTGCGGTGTCGCGGGCTTCAATGTCAGCCTCGATACGCTCGATCTTCTGGATTTCTTCAGCAGATAGTCCACGCTTTTCGCTCTCGGCAAGGTCAAGAACCTCACGCATCTGAGCAACAAGGTTGTTGCGAACTTCTGCCTGAGATTTGATGAACTCAGACATAATGTCTCCTTTAATAAACGGATTTAATGAACTCTGCCGTGGAACACAGAACAGACTAGAGGCCGTGGAACACAGAACCTACATAAATTCTACTAGATGTGTGCACAGAGGCTTGAATTAGCACTAGATGTAGTGTTTTTCGTGTGTTCGCGCGGTTTTTGGCAAATCTTCCCCTGAAACCTTGGCAAATCATCCCGTATTCGCGCGTTCACGCGGAAAAGTAAGAGGCTCCGAGCACTTAGCTCGGTATTTGAAGCAGAGTCAGGTGGCCACCTTGTGCTTGCCGGCCTCTAGTGGACTGCGAGGAATCGCGCCTCGGAAACACCATACGGTGCACCTCTCGCTACTTTATTCACAATGGTCAAGTAGCACAGCCCTAAGCCTAACCTCAGCAGTTTGATCGATGCTTGCACATTACAGGGACTGTTCTGAGGTATCCGTGGACTAGCGAGGATTGCACTCGACACTCGGCTTTATCGTTCACTCTGCAGTAGCTCCGAACTTACCGATAGTCCTAGTCGTTGGTTAAGACAGGTGACAAGCCCCGAAGCACACCGCTTGCTTCTTCACGCCAAGTATTTGCAAAGCGGGCCACTTGGAGCCTTAATAAGCAATTCTAGGGGACATAATGCGAAGTTTCCAACGCGCTAACCCTAGACAATGCTTTGTGGACTGTCGAGAGTTGCACTCGCCGCCTCCAGTTGACTAGCCTCACACGAAGGCATCTCTCAGCGTTCTGTCATCAATCCCTTAGCCCTAGAAGCACGACCACCGTCCGGAGGTCTGCCTCTAGCACTTGCCCCACCGTACCTTGGGCCATTGAACTTGTTGCACTTTCGGAGCAGTACGGCACAACAACATTATACAAAAAAGAACCCCCATAGGAGGGAGGCCTATGGGGGATAAGAAACGCCAGAACGAATTAGCGAGTTTCTTTTGCCTCGACAACACGAACTTCTTTGGTCGGTTTGGTGTCGAAGTTTCTAATGTCTTTGATCAAGTCAGCAATCGCACCAGAATCAGGTGAACCAGCGACCTTATCAATAACTTTAATAGCAGCAGCAATTTCTTCAGGAGTAAACATTACAAGCCTTTCACTAACAAGTTTAGTTTCTTTTTCTTCAAAGCAAGAATGTCACCATTAACCTCTTGCACTTCTTCAGTCTTAGTTAGTTTAGCGACAACTTCACTAATAAGAGCTGCTTGGTCAGGATCTAGTTCTTCACCAGACTCAAGTTTCATCAGACTGTCAGCCAACTGGTCAGCATCAATGTCACGCTTCTCACGAACAGAAACAGTACCGGCAGTTCCCTCGTAGGCAGGGTAAGACACCAATGAAATTTCGTGAACAGCGACATCTTCCAAAGTACGAGTGTTGCCGTCAGCCGACCAAGAATCTTTCTTCACTTGGAAACCAAAGCTCATAGAGTCAATTACACCAGAACGAATCAACTCAGAAACGTCACGCCCACGAGAAGTGTTAGCCATACGAGCCTCATAACCCAGACCCTTCTCATCTTCGAACAAACGAAGTGAACCATTACGGTTAGATGCTAGAGGTTCCCCCGCGTTGTGGTTCCAGAGGAGCATGATACGGTTACGGCTCTGAAGTGAACGCTTGAACGCCCCAGGCATAATGGTTTCAATGAAAGGTAGTGGGTGGCTTGGGCTGTTGAATAGGGCAGCATAGCCGCGAACAACTAGACCATCCCCGTCTTCACGAATCTCAAACTCGGTGTGGTTGGTGCGGATTTCACGACCACCAATCGAGCGAGCTTCTTCCGACAGCCCTTCAAGACGAGCCTTAATAGACCATGCGGCTTTCACCCAACGGTCACGCGACTCATCGACTACAGATTCATTCATTCTTTCGCCTTTTCTATCTGCTTCAATCCTAGCAACAACTGATTGTGCATACGCTAAAGTGCGTTGTGCTGCTCTCTTTGACGGGCCTGATCCCCAAAGTAGGTGTGC